CGAGAAGCTTGATCTAAAAATGGATAACCTTACTACGCATATGACTCAATTGAGTACTAACATTGCGGAGTTAACGGGATATATAAAGGCTAAGAGAGAAGAAGACGGTAAACGAGCTTAACTCTTAAGTATTAGGTGCCCGCTTAGCATACCGTAAGATCTGCTAGCGGGTCTTTTTTTGTCTAAACATTTGGAGTTTAAACTTTTTATCATATATTTGTTTAAACCTAAATAAGTTACGTAATGAAAAACCAACAAAAAGACATGTCCCCTGAGGAGATGGCTGAGAGAAAATCTAAGCTGACTCAGTTCTATAAGGACCAGATAGAGTTCCTTAAAACACAATTAGAATATGAGACTCTCCTAGCAGATGTAGAAGATCAACGTGCACGTGCAACATATGCTCAAGTTAAAGTAGCTCAGATGTTAGCAGGTCCATCTAAAGAACAACCAAATACTGAGGAATAATGGCTATAGTAAATCAGGTACGTAAGAACGTTAAGATGGATCTATGGAGCATAGTTAAGTTTCAACTTGCTGTGCATTCCCATCTTAAGACTATGAATGTATCGGATTTAGACCTTAACTGTTTGACTTTCTTAGCATTATCAGGAGAGACGGAGCTTACTGAGTTCTGTGAGAACGCTACTAAAAACAAGATCTTTAGTAGTGCACAGTCAGTAAGAAACGCTGTGACTAAGGCAGAGAAGAAGAACCTTCTTGTGAAGAATGGTAAGAACAAAAAAACTATTGAGCTAAATCCTGATCTAAACATTCAGATAGCAGGTAACATATTATTAGAATACAAAATCTTAAGAGTTGAATCCAAAGAACCTGAAATCACTGCTTGAGGACTTTGCTACTAAGCATGAAGATCCAGCTCTTGTAGAAGAGATAATAAGATTCTATTGGGAATACTTAAGAAAGGCTATGATTAATAAAGAACACTTTAACATTAATCTTAAAGGGTTTGGTACCTTTTCTATTAATGAGGCTAAGTTAAGCCGAGTGCTAGCTATTAATCATGAACACCTTAAGACACTTAACCCTAAGGAATTTAAAGGCTTTAGTAAATATGAGTCTGTCCTTAATAAGAATAAGCAACTTGTTAGAGTAAAGGATATGCTTGTTAAAGAGAAAGATAAACGCATTAAACATAAGCAAAACGTATATGCTACAAAAAATAAGAAAAATCTGGAAGAATAAGTGGCTCATCCTTGAAGGAGTATTGAACTACTACTTTACTAGAAAGAAGATTAAGCGTGTTGCTTATTGGCGTAATGAGATTTGTAAGAGCTGCCCTCTTATAGATCTAGAAGGATCTAAGTGTGAGATGCCTGGAACTCAACCTTGTTGTAGTGATTGCGGCTGCTCTCTTAAGTATAAGACTCACAGCATGTCTTCAGCATGCCCTCAAGGAAGATGGTTTGCTGTAATGACAGAGGAAGAAGAAGATGATATGAATGCTAAACTAGAAAACTATGGCGATAGTATTTAAACCCGAGACTCACAGTTACATAAGTATAGATCCTAATGAGAACATCACATGGACTAGTGTAACTGGTATTATATCTAAGTATAAGAAGCCATTTGATGCTGATGGTATTGCTGCTAAATCTATTAAGAACAAGAAGAGCAAGTGGTACGGTATGTCTGCAGAAGATGTTAAAGAAGCTTGGAAGAATGAATCACAGAAGGCAATGAACCTTGGTACATGGTATCATAACCAAAGAGAGATTGCTTATACATCTTGTGATACCATAGAATAAGATGGTTGTATAGTACCTATTTTTAAACCCATTGAGATTGATGGAATTAAGAAGGCACCAGATCAGAAACTTGCAGATGGTATATATCCTGAACATATGACGTATCTTAAGAGTGCGAGCCTGTGTGGGCAAGCAGATAGGATAGAAGTAATAAATGGAAAGGTCAATATATATGATTACAAAACTAATAAAGAAATCAAAACAGAGTCTTACATTAATTGGGAAGGACTTAGTGATAGAATGCTTGCTCCACTCAATCATCTGGATGATTGTAATCTTAATCATTATGCATTACAGCTAAGTTTTTACATGTATATGATTCTTAAGCACAATCCTAAGTTTAAACCTGGGAAAATGATTATAGAACATATCCTATTTGAGGAAGCTGGTAAAGATGCCTATGATAACAGAGTTGTATTATATGATGCGTTTGGTGAGCCTGTTGTAAACTCCGTAGTAGAATATAATGTACCTTATCTTAAAAATGAAGTCATAAGTATAATAAACACTTTGAAAGATGCTAGTTAAGTTATTTGATATACAAAACAGTGTAATGATACCCAGTGAGAGCTGCTATACTTTACCCACACTTAGAAGAATCATGGATGAATATCCTGAGAACTACATAAAAGTATATCAGTACTTATTCTACATGAGTTGTCCAAACCCTGATATTAATCCTTTTTTCCATATTGCTGATGATGACAAAGAAGAGTTTATCTTAGCAGAAATAGATGCAGACTTTAGTTCTGAGGATGATTATATTCCCGGAGCTTTAGAATTCTGCAAGAAGTTATATGAAACACCAACATCTAGAGCTTACAATGGTATTAAACAAATGCTTGATAGACTGGGAAGATATATGGAAACGACCAATATTACTGATGGTAGAGATGGTAATCTTACAGCTCTTGTTAATGCTGCAGCAAAATACCAACAAATACGTGAGGCTTATAAAGGTGCCTATAAAGATCTTCAAGAAGAACAAGGTGGGCGGGCCCGCGGGGGAGCTGGGCTTGCATATGATCAAATGTAATCTTAACTAATATATACAATGGCTACTGAAAACATTAAGAAGAATCCGCCAAAAGGGGATGTAAAGTTTGCGATAACTTTATCTGAGGAGCAAAAAAGAGCTAAGGAGTTAATCCTATCAAAACCTTATAACTTTATTATAGGGCAGGCTGGTAGTGGTAAAACATTATTAGCTGTACAGATAGCATTAGATCTTTACTTCAAGAGAGAGGTAAACAAAATTATTATTACAAGACCTACCATATCTACAGAGGACAATGGATTTCTACCAGGATCTGAGAAAGAAAAGATGGAGCCTTGGCTAGTACCTATTAAATCTAATATTAGAAAGGTTTATGATAAGCCTGATATCATTGCTAAGTTAGAAGAATCAGAAGCATTAGAACTAGTATCACTTACCCACTTTAGAGGTAGAACTTTTGAGAATGCTGTATGTATTGTAGATGAGTGTCAGAACTTAACTAAGCCCCAGTTACAAATGTGCTTAGGTAGATTGGGTAAAGGATCATTAATGATATTTACAGGAGATAACCATCAGATAGATTTAAAGTTTAAGAATGATTCTGCTATTCATGACATACCTAAGTTAGAAAAATCTCAATGGGTTAACAAAGTAGTCCTAAAGGACAACCATAGACATGAGGCCTTGAATGAGGTATTGAGATTACTAAATGAATATTAATGTTACAACAGTATAATATAGAAATTCCTACATGGGAGAATGGAGAGTGGTCAGTGACCACCTTTGATACCCGTGATGATTTCAAAGACTTTGTATTTAGTATATTCAAAGAACCCGGTCTATACCAATTTGATGAAACTAGTAAGATGTTTAATGAACAAGCTAGACACTTTAATGAGTTTAGCTTTTACTGTAAGGCTCCTCAAGGAACTAAAGACTTTATAGTATTCTGGAATGACCAAAAGAATAAATGTAGAGTTGGTGTTATCTATAAAAGTAATGGTAACGCTTGGTATATACCACGTGACTATTACATGTGGTTAAACTTCTTACCTATCTTTAATAAAGAGATTCAGAAGTTTGGTTTTGCTGATGTCAGAGATGCTCAGTATCACTTAGCTCTATATGAATGTTTAGCAGAGTTAAACTATAGACATGCTGCTATCCTAAAGAAACGTCAGATTGCATCATCATACTACCATGCTGGTAAGTTAATTAACCAGATATGGTTTGAAGAAGGGGTTACTCTCAAGATGGGAGCTAGCCTTAAAGACTATATCAATGAGAAAGGTACCTGGAAGTTCTTAAATGAATATGAGGCATTCTTAAATCAACACACTGCTTGGTACCGTCCAATGAACCCTAATAAGGTTATGATGTGGCAACAGAAGATTGAGACAGTATCAGGTCCGCAGAAGCGTAAATCTGAGATAGGTCTTAAAGGTGTAATGCAAGGTATGTCCTTTGAGAAAGATCCCACAAATGGGGTAGGGGGACCTTGTAAGTACTTCTTCCATGAAGAGGCTGGTATTGCTCCTAAGATGGATACAACATTTGAGTACATACGCCCTGCTATGAAATCGGGATTCATGACCACCGGAATGTTTATTGCTGCAGGATCTGTGGGTGACTTGTCTCAGTGTGATCCTCTAAAGAAGATGATTACAAGACCTGATGCTAATGATATCTATAGTTTAGAATCTAATCTTATAGATGAGACTGGTGTTATAGGTAGAACAGGTTTGTTTATTCCTGAACAATGGTCAATGCCTCCCTTTATTGATGAGTATGGTAACTCTAAAGTTGCTGAGGCCCTATTAGCATTAGATGAACAATTTGCTGAATGGAAGAGAGAGCTTGCTCCTCAAGAGTACCAGCTCCGTATATCTCAGCACCCTAGAAATATTAAAGAAGCATTTGACTTCAGAACAGTCTCTGTATTTCCGGCTCACTTAGTTACATCTCAGATCCGTAGGATTGAAGATAAGATGTATGCCTATGAGTTCTTAGATATCTATAGAAATGATCACGGTCTACCTGCTGTAGGAGATACTAATAAGTTACCTATATCAGAGTTTCCAATTACAAAAGATACTGAAGATAAGACTGGTACTCTTGTGGTATATGAGCGCCCTGTTAAAGATCCTGAGTTTGGAATGTACTATGCAAGTATTGACCCCGTGGGTGAAGGAAAGACTACTACGTCTGAATCCCTATGCTCTATCTATGTATACAAGACACCTGTAGAGGTAACTAGAAATGATGGGGAAAAAGTTGAGACTTTTATTGAGAATGATAAGATTGTAGCTGCCTGGTGCGGCCGTTTTGATGATATCAATAAGACTCATGAAAGATTAGAACTTATTATAGAATGGTATAATGCCTGGACTATTGTTGAGAATAATATTAGTCAGTTTATCAACTATATGATATTTAGAAAGAAACAGAAGTATCTTGTACCCAGATCTCAAATCTTATTCTTAAAAGATCTTGGTGCTAATGCTAATGTATTCCAAGAATATGGTTGGAGAAACACGGGTACTCTATTTAAAAGTCATATGGTAAGTTACGCTATTGACTTTCTTAAAGAAGAGCTACATGAAGAGACAACCCAAGATGGTAAAGTAGTTAAGACAGTATATGGCATAGAACGTATTCCAGACATCATGTTACTTAAAGAAATGATGGCATATAGAGATGGAGTCAACGTGGATAGACTTGTAGCATTTGCAGCATTAATTGCTTTTGCTAAAGTACAACAGGCAAATAGAGGCTATAAAAAGCGTTATGAGGAAACTGGAGCGGGAAAAAACTTGGATAACAGCAAGAATTTCAGTAAATTGAATATGAGCCCTTTCCGTCATATGGGTGGAGGAGGACATAAGTTTGACGGTATGAAGATACCACGTACAGCATTTAAAAATTTAAGATAGTATGCAGGTATATAATGCAATGCAGTTAAAGAATGGAGCTAAGGGTGAGTACAACCGTATGGGTACACTCAACCAGCCTATTCAATTTTTACCAAAATCTAAGAAGGACCAGGAATGGGCTGCTTGGAATATGGACTGGTTAGAATGGGAAGGTCTTAAACATGTGCGCAGAAATGCCCGCAGGTTCATGAAGAACTACAAACTAGCTAAAGGTATTATTGATAGAACTGACTACATTGTAGAAGAAGACAATGAGAATGCTGATCTTATTGATACTCTTACAAGAGAAGATGCTTCTGCATTAGAACTTAAGTTCTATCCTATTATACCTAATGTAGTAAATACATTAGTATCAGAGTTTGCTAAAAGAAATACCCGTGTATCATATACAGCTGTTGATGAGTACTCATATAATGAGATGCTTGAACAAAAGCGTTCTAAGATAGAAGAGGTTCTTTTATTTGACGCTCAACAGAAGATGGCTATGAAGCTTGCAGAGATGGATCAAGATCCAGAGTCTGAAGAGTATCAACAAGCTATGCAACCACAGAATCTTAAGAGTTTACCAGAGATTCAAGAGTTCTTTAACAAGGACTATAGAAGTATGGTTGAACAATGGTCTGAGCATCAGCACCGTGTGGACGTAGAAAGATTCAGAATGGATGAGTTAGAAGAGCGTGGCTTCCGTGACATGCTTATTACAGATAGAGAGTTCTGGCACTTCCGTATGCTTGAAGATGATTATGATGTTGAACTATGGAACCCTGTTCTTACATTCTACCATAAGTCTCCAGCATCTCGTTATATATCTCAGGGTCAGTGGGTTGGTAAGTTTGACATGATGACTGTTGCTGACGTTATTGACCGCTATGGTTGGTGTATGACTGAGGATCAGATGAAAGCATTAGAGCTTATATATCCTGTACGTTCTGCAGGTTACCCTATTCAAGGTTATCAGAATGATGGCTCTTACTATGATGCTACCAAGTCTCATGACTGGAATACTAAGATGCCTTCATTAGGTTACCGTCAGTTTACATCTATGTGGGATAATGCTCACTATGGTGGAGACATTGTTAACTGGATCATGATGAATGATGAAGACTATCTTGATATGGGTATGAGTAACATGTTACGTGTTACCACTGTATATTGGAAGTCACAACGTAGAGTTGGTCACCTTACTAAAATCTCTGATAATGGTAATGTTAGTCAGGACATCATTGATGAGAACTATAAGGTTACAGATAAACCCGTATACAATGCTAATATCATTAAGAATAAAAGTAAGGATAACCTAGTATTTGGTGAGCATATAGATTGGATCTGGATCAATGAAGTATGGGGTGGTGTTAAGATTGGACCTAACCGTCCTACATTCTGGGGAAGTAATAACCCAGGTGGTATCAATCCTATCTATCTTGGAATTAATGAGAATAACATTAAGCCTCTTAAGTTTCAATTTAAAGGAGATGACTCTCTATATGGATGTAAGTTACCTGTAGAAGGTTCTGTATTCTCAGACCGTAATACAAGATCTACATCATTGATTGACTTAATGAAGCCTTTCCAGATTGGATACAATATTGTAAACAATCAGATTGCTGACATACTTGTAGATGAATTAGGAACAGTTATCTTACTGGATCAGAATGCTTTACCAAGACACTCATTAGGAGAAGACTGGGGAAAGAACAACCTAGCCAAAGCATATGTGGCTATGAAGAACTTCCAGATGCTACCATTGGATACTTCTATTACCAATACAGAAAATGCTTTAGCGTTCCAACACTATCAGAAGCTTGACCTTGAACAAACTAACCGTTTAATGTCTCGTATTCAGTTGGCTCAATATTTTAAGCAACAAGCATTTGAAACAATTGGTATTACTCCACAACGCTTAGGACAACAGATAGGACAGCAGACTGCTACAGGAGTTGAACAATCTGTTAATGCTAGTTACGCTCAAACAGAGACTTACTTTATACAACACTGTGATTATTTGATGCCTCGCGTGCATCAGATGCGCACAGACTTAGCACAGCATTACCAGTCTACTAAACCATCTGCAAGGTTACAGTACATCACTTCTATGGATGAACGTAAGAACTTTGAGATTAACGGTACTGACTTGTTACTAAGAGACCTTAACATATTCTGTACTACTAAAGCTAATCATAGAGCTATGCTTGAGCAACTTAAGCAAATGGCTGTCCAGAACAATACAACTGGTGCTAGTATCTATGACCTTGGTAATGTTCTTAAGTCAGAGTCTATTGCTGAAGTATCTCATATTCTTAAGGAGTCTGAGAAGAAACAACGAGCTGAGAAGCAACAGCAAATGCAGTCTCAACAACAAATGCAAGATCAAATATTGCAGGCTAAGGTTGAAGAAGCTCGTATGAAGATGGAGTTTGAAGCTGAAGAGAATGCTAAAGACCGTGAGGCTAACATTTTACAAGCTCAAATTAAGTCTGCTGGTTATGGAGCTATGCAGGATCTTAACCAGAACCAAGAGAGTGACTATGTAGATTATATGAATAACCTACAGAAGACAGAACAATATCAAGAGACTATGAACTTTGATCGTCAAAAAGAGACCACAAAGCAAATGGAGCATCGTGATAAGATGAATATTGAACAACAAAAGATACAAGCGCAACAACAAATTGCACAGACTCAGCTTCAAATTGCTCGTGAAAACAAGAACAAATTTGACAAAGGAGCTGAGGATAAAAAGAAGAAGAAGTAAACTTTAGCTATAGTATGGCGATTAAAAAAAAGATTGCATCAATTTCTAAAGTTTAAACCACTACTTTTACGTATATTATTATTGTAGACTAAAAAAACCAACAAACAAATGGCTACTGAAGAAACAAAGAACCCAATAGAAACAACATCTATTGAACAAGTAGAAATGAACCTAGATGAACTTCTAGGTACACCGGGTGCAGAAAACGTTATGCTCCCCGAGGCTGATAAGAAACCAAGTATATTTACTCAGGTTAAAACAGACCTTTCCTTTATTGACAATGACACAGATGAAGAGGACTCTGAGTCAAATGACAAGAAACCTAAGGATAATCCTGTGGATGTTATTAAAGAACTTGATGACGAGTTCTTAGGAGCACCAGCGGATACTGAGGAACCAAAGAAATCTACAGTAGGGAGACCTAAGGTAGATAAGAGTGGTGTTAGTGAGCTTTTCAATAAGTTAATTGAAAAGGGACAGATTGTACCATTTGATGATGACAAACCATTAGATGAGTATACAATCAAGGATTTTGAAGAACTTATGGAAGCCAACATGGCGGAAAGAGAGAACAAGATTCGTGAGACTACACCAGTTGAATTCTTTGATGCCTTACCAGAAGAACTACAAGTTGCTGCAAAATACGTAGCAGATGGTGGTGAAGATCTAAAAGGTTTATTCCGTATTCTTTCTGAAGTAGAAGAAGCACGTCAATTAGACCCAACTAATTCTAAAGACCAGGAGCACATCATTAGAGAATATCTAAGAGCTACTAGCTTTGGTAATGAAGAGGAGATTGATGAAGAGATCTACGAATGGAAAGACAGAGGTGAACTGCAGAATAAAGCTATGAAGTTCAAGCCAAAGTTGGATAAGATGCAAGAGCAAGTAGTTGCTCAGAAGCTTACTCAACAGGAGAACATGCGTAAGCAACAACAAGATGCAGCTCAAGCGTATATGCAAAACGTATACAATACTCTAAATACAGGTGAGGTAAACGGGATTAAGTTGGATAAAAAAGTACAAGGTCTGTTATACACAGGTTTAGTACAACCTAACTACCCTTCAATCTCTGGTAAACAAACTAATATGCTAGGACATCTCCTAGAGAAGTATCAGTATGTTGAACCAAGACATGACCTTATTGCTGAAACGCTTTGGTTATTAGCTGACCCAGAAGGGTATAAGGCTAAGATTAGAGAACAAGGTAAAACTGCACAAGTGGAGAAGACAGTACGTCAACTTAAGACTGAACAAGCTAAGATGGCAAGCAGTACTCCAGTAATTGAGAAAGAAGAAACAACACAAAGGAAGATCTCTCGAGGGGGGAACTTCTTTAAACGATAATAAATTAACCCTTAAATAAATAAAAAAAACATGGCAACTCCAGTTTTAAACAACGGTATATTTCTACGAGATACCAACTACGCAGCTAGTTCACACGTAGATTCTTACCACTTGGTTAACATGCTCAAGAACTCTGAACCTATGGACTTAGGACCAGTGGATCTTTGGGCAATGGCGCAAAAGGTAGAAATGCCTTTGTACCAAATGTCTAGCTTTGGTGGAAAGAACGTAATTAATGTTGACAATGCTCGTGGAGAGTACAAGTGGCAGACGCCAATTGTAATGGATCTTCCTTACATTGTTGATGATGTTATCACAGACGGAGACACTCTTGGTCAGGATGGTCAAACATTCCAAATCAAAATGTCACGTAGAGAATTTGGACATGGTGATATCATCACTTATGACAAATACAACGGTGCTGAGATGTACATTGTACCAAGCGAAGACATCATTCCTTTAGGAGATGGTTTCCTTTACACTGTACAATTGGTAAACAATGATTCTAGTTTTGGTCTTGATACATCTGTATTAGCTCCTGGAACTAAGATCTTCCGTAAAGGTTCTGCTCGTGGTGAGTACGGAGAGCGTTTCTCTGACATTGTAACAGCTACTGGTTTCCGTGAATTCTACAACTTCGTAGGAGGAGCAGAAGCACACGTACACTATTCTGTATCTTCTCGCGCTGATCTTATGATCAAAGGTGGAATGAACGCAGATGGTACTGTACCTGTAGTTGAGATCTGGCGTAACTTTGACAAAAATTCTGATCCATCTGTATCTAGTCTTGAGACTATGGTATCACGTATGGGTAAGGACTATGTTAAGCGTGCTGTAGACAATGGTTCATTATCTCGTACATTCTTAACTGCAATGGAAGCAGCTCACTTGAGTAAAGTAGCTACTGACATTGAGACCTACTTAATGTGGGGACAAGGTGGACGTGTACGTCAAGACGGTCCAGATGACATCCGTTTATCAGTGGGTCTTTGGAAGCAATTGGATAACTCATTCAAGCGCATCTATAACAAGGCTAACTTTAACTTGGATTTGTTCCGTTCAGAGATTTATAACTTCTACGCTGGTAAGGTTGACTTCCAAGGACCAGATCCTAAGCGTCAGTTAGTTGTTCAAACTGGTATGGGTGGTATGCGCATGGTTAACAGTGCGATCTCACGTGAAGCAATGGCTTCTGG